TTGTTACGCTGTGATTATGAGATGGCATTTCATCTATAGTCAATGTATGTGTTTTAGTACCACCAGTTTCTTGTGCTGTATCAAAATCACTATCTGCTGCGTTTAAACCTACTATAACTCGACCAGCTCCAAAAGCTGCCCAAGTACCAAAACCTAATAGCGTACCTGGATTAGTAGCTACTGCTGCATTTATATAAATAGAACCTACTGGATATACAGCTTGTAAAGTTGTTGCTGTGTTAGATCCTATAGTTAAAGTTCCAGATATAGTTAAATTTCTAATACCTGTTGAATCTTTACTAGCATCGACTGTTACTGCTTTAGATGCTTCTGCTGTGCCGAGGGTAGTTATATCTACATAATTTAATTCTGTTGTATTTGCTGTAACGCCATCTAGTAAATTTAATTCTGTGTGCGTTGAAGTAACTGCACCAGTAACACTAGGGAAAGTTGCTTTGACTGTAGATTTTACCAATCTTATATGGTCATCACCTTCATTAACTGGATCACCAGCTACTGGGTTTGAGCTATTTAAGTCTGATATATATGTTCCTGTTTCTAATCCCATTTAATTTTCTCCTAAAATGCTGTTCCTAATACTTTGTTTGTGCCGACCATAGGCTCACTCGCCCATGCTATGTAGTAGTAATAATATCCATCGCCATTGTGTTTGCCATCTGTCGAAGCTGGTGAAAATCCATTACTAAAGATATCAAGATTACATTGGTTTTGTTCATTTAATGTTGAAGCATCTCCAAATTTTAAATTATGCTCTATTGGATTACCATGATTAGCACCACCACTTGATGCTGCTGCATTTGTATTACTAGTAAATCTAGTTGTAATTGTTTTTATATGAGGGTCTTCAGTTAATCCTGGTGATACCCATACTGTTCTTGGTTTAAAACCTGTAAAAATATATGGCCCATGAGTTTTATTATTACCTTGATATGCACCAGCTCGTATTGAACCATTAGTGTTTGCAATACAAATTGCCATTTGTGATATACCACTTTGGTTTACATCATTAGCACTACCTACAGAAAATACTGTGGTAGTAGGTTTGGTATCATTAAAATAAGTAGCATCGTCAACAGCTTCTCCAAAATCGTTATCAGCAAATTTAATATAATGATCTTCGTCACTAGCTGCTGAATTTTCAGGACTACCACCAGCATTACCTGAATGTAAATACAAAATCCAATGATTGCCACTTTGTCCTGTGCTTTTTATTATTATAGCGTCAGGTGCTTTACCTAAACCATGAGCTATAGTGCCGTTTGCACCTGTGCCTGTCCAAGTAACTACTGATATACCTGAATCTTGGTTTGCACGATAACTTGAATCTATTGTACCTACTCCTGTAGCACTAGCGTCATTAGTTGTTGTTGAACCTGCTAGTTTAAAACAATGTGCAATAAACCCAGCAGATGCCTTATTAGTGTAAGATAAATCTCCAGCTAAAGTAAATCCATCTGAGGTAACAGCAGTTACTCTGTTATTACTGTTTGTTCCATCTGTTTCATTTAAAAATATATTGTTGCCAAGACCCCTAACAGTATCACAAATATTATGATATCCGTTTGCATTTTCTACTCTGTTTTTTATATGTAACCAATCAGGTTGAAAACCTAAACCAGTAATGGTTTGTTCACTTGCACTACCTGCATATAATACTTCGTCATGGTGTGCTGATGGTTTTGCTATTTTTGTAAATGTTGCCATATTACCCTCCGTCTGATTGAATGTTTGAGCTACATAAAGCTAAAAATCCAGTAGGTGGTGCATACTCAAACGAGCCTTTACCATTACCATCTGCATTTGTTGATGCGACTGCTGTAGTTCCAAAGTAGCCATGTCCAAAATTTATATACATATATCTGTTTGTTGAATCTGAGTTACGACCACTAATATAAAATGACATTAAATCATTATCTGTGTTTGTTAATACTGTGCCACTGTCATTAGTACCAGCAGCAGGGTCGCCAACATTAGATGTTCCAGGTGCGTTATTCCAAGTTCCATTTCTACCTGTCCATACCTTGCCTGTAGCAGAATCAAAGGCAAACATAATAATATCTCCATCACTACAGTTAGCACCATAAGTTACTGTGCTACCAGCATTTTGAATTTTAGATGAGCTTGAATCTGCTAGAAAACTAACTGCTCGTTTACCGCCAACACTAGCAGATTGTAAAGCTAAGTCAGCATTAAATTGTTCTATTCTTTTTGCAGATGAGAAGTCAGTCATGTATACACCAAGTGTTGCTGACATATTTGCTTTTTCAATCTTACATTCCCAGTACCATTTACCACCTTGAAAACACATATCTATAGGAGCTACTCTGTTTACACCTGTTGTCATCAAAGCAGTAGTTCCTGAATCTAATGTATAGACTGCAGTACCATAACCATTAGCTGTACCTCTTGGGTTTAAGTTTGGAAATTTATCATTAGGGGTTGATATAGATTGTCTGAGATTGCCATTAACTGTCCATGTTTTAGAGTTTCCAGATGAATCAGTGCCTAAAGCTCCTGAGTTTTCAAACTTTAAGAAGAACCCATGTGTGCCATAAGTAACCGATGGACTAGTTTTTGGTTTCCAAATTCCAGTAGTGCTATCAGTTTCACCAAAAGTTGATGGCGTATAAGCTGTGCCGTCTACAAAATGATAATGAGCTAAAGTGAACCTTGCATAATCACTAGCATATTTACCTATATACTCATCACTATCGCCATTATTAAAATAAGTATCTGAATTTTGACCAAAGCCATTTGTTTGGTCTGATGTACTAAATGCAGTTTCTTGTACTCCATTTACCCAAACTTTACATCTATCATCAGCACTTGCTTGTGTTGTATCTATTGCTATAACAATGTGATACCAAGCCGTTGTGTCTATAAATTTTCTTAGAGTAGTAAATCTAAGTGTTGCTCCACTAACTCCAGCTTGACTTCTAATAGATAACTTGTCATCGCTTTGAAATAAAATAAAATGTGATGGATAACCTGTTTGTGCATCTCCGATAAATTGGTCGCCATCAGCAGTAACAGTTCCTCTCTTAACCCAAAAGCTAAAAGTCATCGTTTTTTTGTTTCCAGCACTACCAAAATCTTTACTTAAATATGAATTTGCCATTAGTTAAATTGTCCTGAGTTGTTAATTGCTACTGATATGGTTATGCTAAATGCTCTTGAGCTTGTCTGAGATTCTGCATCTGTAGCCCTTAATGTAAAGTTATATGTGGTTTCACTTGTCGGGCTAGGAGCTGTGCCTGTGATTGCCCCAGTCGATGAGTTCAAAGTTAAATTCATTGTACTTGTTGGTGTATTTGAGTTACTAGTTAGTACGCTAGTGGTCTCACTAAACGCTACTGTTGAGTCTGATGAAGCATCTACATCTAAAGATACTGATGCCCCTGCTACTACTGTTCCAAGACTTCCAGCAGATGTAGACCATGTAGGTGCATCTGATACTGTAAGTAACGCTGATGAGCTACGAGCTGCTAAACCATCAGGATTTTCAACTCTAATAAAATATGTGCCATCTGTGCCGATTGTAAAGTTTGCAACTACTGTGGTTGCATTAGTAAATGAAACTGAGTTTGGAGTAAAGATTGCTCCTGTAGAACTTATTGCTTCTACATGACAACCATTTACAAAATTTGTTCCTGTTAAAGTTATCGAGGTAGCATCATTAGTAATTGTGCTTGGGCTTATACTGCTCACAGTCGGAAAAGTAACTGTTGAAGATGTTGCTGCATAACTTGGCAACCCACCATCTACTGTTAAAACTTGTCCTGTGCTACCAATTCCAAGTTTTGCGAGTGTGCCTGAAGCTGAGGCATAAATTATATCTCCTGTAGTATAAGATGTAATATTTGTACCACCACTAGCAACAGCTAATGTTGCAGATAAACTTGCAGCAGAACCACTTGTATTCTGATTACCTGCTGAGTTTACACCGGGCAGATCAATGTTTGCTGTACCATTAAAACTAACACCACCAATATTTCTTGCAGTTTCTAACGCTGTTGCAGTTGCTGCATTTCCTGTGGTTGATCCTGATGTGCCTGAAGTATTACCTGTTACATTGCCTACTACATTTCCTGTTACATTTCCTGTAATGTTACCTGCAAAAGTACCTGATAATACATCTGTGCTTGAATTAAAAGTTAATCCTGATGCTGTCTTTGGCCCTAAATCCCCAGTCGCTGCCGTTGTAAACAAGGGAAAACAAGTAGTGTCTGAGGATTCATCTGCAACTGTAATTGCAGTAGGTACATAACTTGATGATGCTTTTGCATCTAATTGTGTTTGTATTGCTGATGTTACGCCATCTAAGTAACCTACTTCAGTAGATGTTACTGCTGATACCGATACATCTCCACTACCATCTGATACTAATGCTCTTGATGCTGTTAGATTTTCCATCTTAGAAAAAGCTAAAGCTGCACTTGCATTGACATCAGCGTTAACAATAACGCCTGTACCAATCGCTGCTGTACCTGTAGTACCTATAGATATATCGCCTGATATAACCACAGGGTTAAAATTCGTTCCATCGGCTATTAAAGCTGCACCACTTGTGTTTGTACCCATAAACAGATCATCGCCTGTTATGGTTAAATCACCACCTATAGTAGCGTTACCTGATGTAGTTAATGTACCTGAAGTGGTTAAACTTGTTGCTGTAACTGCTGGTAAGTTAGCTGCTAAATCTGTAATCGTTAATTTAAAGTTTGATCCTGAATAAGCGATAGCAAATACAGATTCTGTATTAGGAGTTGTTGTTGCTGTTAAATCTGTAAACTTTTGTGTTGCCATTTATTGTTCAGTCCATGTTGTAGTTGCTGTAGCTGGAACATCTTGCCAGTCATCAGGAGCTATAACAACTCCCCCTTCTTGTTGAAACAGTAATCCTGTTTCTGTTACTAATAAATCTAAGTTATCTTCTGTTTCAAAATACCCTTCAGAAGTATTTTGTATAATACTCCATGTTGTAGCGTTTGTAGAAACTACAGTCCATGTAGTCATTAATATAATCCGTAGTCAATTCTTGTTACAGGTGCTGTGCCTGAATGTCGATCTCTTTCATTAGACTCTATTATGGAGTCTTTTGTGTTTTTATATAAACCTGCCCAAGTAACAATTCTTTTGTCATTTTGTAAATAAGGTTCAGCTTCCACCAACGCCCCATACAAATAAGCGTCAGGGTGATGTGTAAGCATATCATTAGTTGTATTAGAGTCTGATAAAGGAGTAAATGTTTTGTAATAAGCTATTTCTATCTCATAAACGCCATCAGGAATCGGTCTTAGTTGTATATCGTTGCCTTTAATTGAATAAGATTTTGGACAACCAACACTACTTCCTGCTTGTAATCTATCCATTATTTCAGGTGTTAAAAACTCTAAAGGTGTTTTTGTATCTGTATTAAGTTTTATGTTACGCATAGCAACATAATTGTCAGGCAATGAATAATATTCAGTATTAGCTATAGTATTAGCTGTTACTCTAGTTTCCATTCTTCTGATCTTAAAATCTCTTTTGTGCCTTGTTTCAGCTAAAGCGATAAAATCAGGGATCACATCTGTTAAATCACTTCTATCTAACCAAGAAGCTATAGATGTTTTTAGTTCTGCGTATGTTGATATTGCCATTATATTACTCTACTAGTTGTTTTTAAATATTTATAATCAGGACTGTTAAGTAGTTTCTTAAT